GTGGGCGAGATCTTCTGGTAGAGTATGTTCTACGTGAATCTTTGCTTAATTCTTTCGCGCTGAGTGGGATGACCTTTCGAGATGATTGGGCTACGGCAATAGTATACGCTGTAGTTGATGTAATTATCACTACAGCGAAAGCCTATAAATGTCTTATTGCACATACCTCGGGAGTATTTGCAACTGATCTTGCGGCGGCAAAGTGGGAAGAGTTCACAGTGGAAAGTAGTTTTACTGTATCAGATACAGGAGACAGATATACTGCGACAGCACTATCTGCTGTCTTGGATGAAATTTACGACAGGGTTCGATTTGATCTTACTGGTTATATTGCTGCAAGTGGGACAAATACATATACAGCAACACCATCAAATCCTGTGCTTACTGCTTATACTACAGGGGAAACCTACTCTGTCTATTTTGCTAACGCAAATACAGCTACAGTTCCCACATTGAATCTTAATGCTCTTGGTGCAAAAGCTCTTGTTGATATTGATGGAACTATACTAGAGTCAGGACAAATAAATGGACAGCATCTTATACGTTATAATGGAACAAAAATGGTTGTGCTTAATCCTTTACCGATTAGTATAGATATTACTATATTTGATCCAAGTATAGATAGGTTGTTGCAATATTACGGAACAGGAGCCGATGGTGCATTTAGTCCTGTAGCAAATACAACAATTTCTACTGTATTTTACAATGCGACTACGTTTAACCTGAGTTCAGCTTATACTCTTACTTTAGACAATCCCATTACGGTAATAAGAGCTACAGGTGCTGTTACCATTGATGGAGATGTTAATTTTAATGCTTCAGATATTGCAACAACTTTTCCTAGCATATTTGCTGGAACAGGTTTAAGTGATTCAGCTGGAGGTGGAGGTGGAGGTGGCTCAGGTTTTGATGCAGAAGCAATTGGTGATATTCCTGGAGACGGTGTTGCAGGTATAGCAGGGGAAGGTAATACTTTTGCAGCGGGAGGTGCAGCAGGGGCTGGTGGTGTAGCAGTAACAGGGCCAGGCGATGCAGTTGATGGTACTGCTGGTACAGCCGGGGCTGTGATTGCTTCTACAGAATTGACCTTATTTAGAGAATTATTTTCATTATTAATATTGTGTGGAGCTACAGGAGGGAATGGAGGCGATGGAGGGGTAGGTATTACAGGATCTGGGGGTGTAGCAGCTAAAGGTGCAGGGGGAACGGGTGGAATATCTGCTGGGGTGCTAATTATAATAGCTCCAGTTATATCAATTAGTGCATCTTCAACTTTTAGTAGTGTTGGAGCAGCAGGAACAGCAGGGGGTAGCGGAGCAGGCAATGTAGAAGGGGGATCTGGAGGTGGAGGTGGAGGTGGCTCAGGTGGTTCAGTTATATTTTTAACTCCTGACTTAACCAATGCAGGAACTTTGACACTTACGGGAGGTGCAGCAGGGGCTGGTGGTGCAGATCGAGGCTCAACAGGTGGTGGAGCTGGTGGAGATGGTGGAGCTGGTGCTGATGGCTATACAACTACAATTACTCCAACATGAAACTAGCTGAACTATCAGATCCGAATTTGCTTCAGTCTGGAATCTTTCCGGGGTTCCCGCCAAAAGCTGTACCTCTGTGGAAAGATGGGAGGAATATAGTTACGCGTCGGCAGGGGATTGAGCGTCGAGGAACTAAGGCGAGAGCATCTTCTGTGAGTTCTGGTATTATTACCAAATTGGCACAGACTAGAGTCTCCGGAACTAATCGAATCTACGCGGGAACTGCTGATGCAATTTATTCTCTTGCTCCGAGTTTGAGTCTTCTTGGCTCAGGCCTCGGCGGCGGAAATTGGAGTTTTGCTGTTTGGGGATCTTGGCTTTTAGCTACTAATGGTATTGATCCAATTAAGATCTGGAAAAATGGCGGAGCACTAGATAATCTTACCGGGCCAAGTTTTACTTCAGCCGAGATTTTAGTTAAGCGCGGGACACACTTAATCGCGATGAATACTTCGCTTGGGGAGAATCGAATTGAATGGTGCTCAAGTGATGATGTAGAACAATGGACAGAATCTACGACTACTTCTGCGGGTTCACAAGACCTTCGAGATCTAGATGGCCCGATTAAAGCTGGTGTGCCTCTTGGGGATAAGATAGCGGTTTACAGTCGGGATTCTATGTTGCTGGTTTCATATCTTGGCTCTCCTTTTTGGTTCGCGGCTAGACCAGCAATTAATGGGGTTGGTGCGGTAAGTAAAAATGCTGTGGTTACTGCTCTGAGAAAGAACTTTGGACTGAGCCAGGCTGGGTTCTTTGAAACAGATGGGGTAAGTTTTCGCTACATTGATGATCAGATAAAAGACTGGTATCACGACACGGTGAATAAAGCTGCATTGGATAAAGTAGTTTCTTGGCACAATGAAAGAAAGAATGAGGTCATTTGGCATTTTCCCTCGGGAACAGCAGATGTTCCTGATATTGGTGTTGGGTATAATTATAAGACTAATGCCTGGGATATACTGGACTTTGGTGTAGATGCTGCGGCAGAACGTCAGGTCTACGATCATGCACTTACATCAAAGAATGCTGATATTTTCTTTCAAGAGACAGTATCGGGTGACAGCATTACCGGTTGGATACAGACGAAACCTTTGGCGTTGTCCGCACCTCAAGGGGGAGATCTTGCAGGGTATTGGAAATTCATTGATGCGATTCTTCTTGACCTTTCTGGTACAACTTCCTTAGATGTTTATGTAGGGGTAAGTGAACGAATGGATGAGACTCCAACTTGGTCGGGGCCATTTACAGCATCTACTGCTTCACCTTGGATTTACCCGAGAGTGAGCGGAGTTTATATCTCATTGAAATTCTCGGGAACCGATGCTTGGGCACTGAGTGGTGGTGAGATTCATGGAGATATTGCAGGAAGAATTGCATGAGTCATGATACAGGTGAACGAGAGGTTGTAGCTCTCCCTTCGCCGGGAATGTCAGAAGACTGGAAAACTTGGGCGGAACTGCTAGTTGCACAGCTACAACCAAATCTGCTTCAATTTGACTTTACTTCATTAGTACCTTCTGGTACAATTGTAGGTTGGAGCGGCACCACAACAGATATACCACCTGGTTGGGAATGGTATGCAGATGAGAGTCCAAGTACATTTATTTATATAAAGAAACTCTAATGCTTGAAGAATTGAAAACAACAGAACTATGTGATCAAGACCTTGTTTGGTTGATGAAAGCTCTGGCCGGACACTATGGTGGATATGAACCTGTAGATATTGTCCGGGAGATTTGGCAAGGTTCTCCACATAAGATTTGGAGACTGACTACCCCAGCTGAAGGTATTATTGTTACCACGGAAATCGGGCATCCTGCAGGAAAAGAACTGATGATCTGGTGGATTGCGGGGAAGAATGTATTTAGACATATTACTGAGATCCATTCTGAACTTGAGTCTATTGCTAAAGATTCTGGTTGTCGTTGGCTCTCAGGTGTCGCACAAAAATTAGCCCTTGGAAAGTTTTGCCAGAAGAAACTTGGAGTGGTTTCACAAGATTATCTATACACAATTGAGGTGAACTATGGGCGGTAAGAAAGAGCCATCAAAGGCTGCAGTTGCAAAGGAACAGAAACCATTTTTGCAAGATGTAAGACAGCAAGCGCAGAAATTATTTCAGCAAGGCCCGCCAACAATTCAGGATCTGGATGCACAGATTGCAGCAGGTATTGCTCCGATTGAGCAAAGATACACTGAGGCAATATTACCTCAACTTACCAGTGCTGCGGAACAAGCCGGGGCGTACGGTGGGTCTGGACTGGCAACGCAACGAGCTGCGGCAGGTAGAGACTTTACCTCACAGGCAGTACAAGCGGCACTACCGCTGCGTAATCAATTGATGAATCAAGCGCTAGCTACACAGTGGGCACCGCTCGCGAATTATGCAGCTGCACTTGGCGGCCCAATTGTGCTTGGGACTGGATCAACCGTGGGGCAACCTAGTCAACTCTCAAATACGCTTACGGGTGCGCTAGGTGGGGCAGGAACTGGCTATTCTGTCGGCGGTGGCTGGGGTGCCCTTGCTGGTGGAATAGTCGGAGGTGCTGCTGGATCGCAGCAATAGGAGATAAAGACTATGCCACACACATTACAGCACAAGCAAGAAGCAGAACGGAAACGCCAAGCGGCTGCGGCGAAGAAACGGAGAGATAAACTTGCGACAGAAATGTCACATGCTTTAGCTCCAACAATTGAGCAGCAAAATGTACTAGGACAGGAGCAAGCTATAATTGCAGCCGGGGGAACTGTACCTCCGCGTCAGCCTTTCTTTGGTGAACCGTTTAATACTACACCAAAATTTTACCATCAGCAAATTCCGCAACCGGTACAGACTCCTACAGTCTTGGGTGAATCTGGATTTAAAGTTCCGGCACTTAGTATATCACAGCCAAAGATAAAGCCGGAAGCAAAAAAGGTAGAGCCTAAAGGGCTTTCTTTTACTGCGCCGTTTATCTCAGCACCGAAGACCAAGCGGGCTGTTCCCACTGTACCTCCGGTGCAAGCTGTACTAGAGGAGTTTAAAAAGGGTGCGCCGAAGAAGGCTGACCCACTGGATCGTCTTGCTTATATCTTCCAGGCAATTGCCGGGGTAGGTATTGATCCAAACTCTTCTATAGGGCTTAACCTGCTTCGTATTGGCATGGCCAGCCTTGGTGGACTAGGAGCCTATAAGGAAGCGGAAGCTGGAGCAGAAGAAGCCTTTCAGGATGAACTACAGGCTTTTAATTTACAACAAACTCAGCTGCAACAAAGTCTGGCACAGCAAGAATTCAAAAATAAACTGGCTACACAAGGCCTGCTCGGGGAACAAGAACAGGCAGCATTCCAAGGCCAGGTCTTTGAAGCTGAGCAACTGCAACCCAGTGTCAAAGGTGGATTCTTATTGCAACCAGGGCTTGATGAATCTGGTTCACAGGTGAAAACGTCACTCACTGCGTTGCCTACAAAGGGGTCTGAGACCACAGCAATGGTGCAGAAACTTATAGCACAGCAAGCTGCCTTAAATCCTCAAGCCTCCTATGGTGCATTATTATCTACACCGAAAGGGGCGGCAGCGGTGGACTGGGCAGCGGAACAACTAGATCTACCTCCACAAGGCTTGGGAATAGAATGGTCTGAACAAGATCGGGCTAAGATTTCACAGTATATTCAGACTAATGAAAAAGAACTGTTTGATGAAACGGTACTTCCTTACCTCAATCTTACCGCCGGTATTCAGGCACTGGGAAAAAGGCCTATTAAATAATGGCAAGTTTTGATGAGTGGCAGAAACAGAAAGGACTAGGTTTTGCAGTAGGTGAAAGACCTAAGACTGAGATTGATCTTGCCCCGGAAAAACAGGATGGAAGCAACATCCCCCTTGGTAATGCTGAGGGTATGTTTGAGTCTGCTAAGTGGGCAATCCCTCAACTCATTGGGATTGAGCCTCCGAAGAAGGTACGAGAATTTCAACAGGAGAGTCCATGGCTGGCTCTTGCTGCAGAGGTTCCTGCGTTTGCAGTTCCCTATCTTGGTGCGGCCAGATTGTTTACTCTGGCTAGACTCGCCGCAGGGCTTAGTAAAGTTAGTCCCAAAGCGGGGGGAGCAATTACAAAGTTAGCCTCTCCTGCTGCTCTTGCTGAAGCTCCAATTAAAACGGGCGCGGCAAGAATGATTGTGCAATTTGCTCCAATGGAAGCGGGGAGGGTAGCTATTGCTGCGGCGGCTGGGGAAGAAATTGCAGGGGAGCTAGGTACTGAATTTCGGGGCACAGGTGATGTTGCAATACAAGCTGGAGCAGATCTTATTCTTGGTGGTGCGCTAGGTGGAGTATTTTCTGGTTTAGCTTCAGCTGGAAAAAGAGATATATTGACACGGCCTTCACAAATAGAACTGCGTCGTATGGAGACACAAAGGACTGATATACCACAAGCAGAGTTGCCCATGTTTGAGGCAAAGATAAATAAACTTCGGGCGCAAGTGCGGGGCGAGGTAATTCGTAAAGGTAGATATGTGGGAGATCTAGGGGAAGGTATACTTACTAAAGGATTGAATCGATTATTTAAACCTAAGATCTCTCCCGGACTAGAACGTAAAATACTCAACCGGGGAGCCAGTCCCATCTTTTTCAAGGATGAGAAATTGCGGGATAATATCATGGCTCAAGCTGGTATCGCAGGTAAAGAAGCCTGGATGCAAACGCCAAGACATATACGCTCTCGTACTGTGAAGAATGACAAGGTTCTAGAGGGAATCCTGACAAAATCACTGGAATCAATTGACTCTACTCAAGGTTGGTTTATGCGCCAAGAAAGAGGCACTGGTCAATTTGTTATGGGTAAAAGAATTTCTCGTGGTGAGTGGGTTATATTTAAGACTGATTCACCGGGGCAATTTTTACCTGAGCATGAAGTTTGGAAAAAAACTATGGAAGGGAAGGGCGCAGTATTTGGCCCTGTTGGTGCACCGGTGCGGGCGCTGAGCGCTCAGAAGGGTGCGAGTACTGAGGTCTACGATAATGTAGCAAGGTTTAAACAAGATGTACCTGTGTTTGACTATCGCGATTTAGATGTACGCAAAGGTAAGGTTAATGAATTAGCTGAGAAGATACTGAAGAGAACTAATCTTGGTGGAGATTCAGAACTAGCTACAAGGGCTGGCGGCTTTATTCGTAACACCCTTGCCCCGGCTATGTTTCAGTTTACAAACTCACCGACTGCCGGGCATATCTTTTCTGCAGCGAAAGTTGCAAGGGATTCTGCAGAGGCTGTAGCCGAAAGAATGTACCTAGGTGCAAGAACACTAGGGAAAGCCAAGACACCACTTGGGGCAATTTACAAAGGAGCGCAACCGGGGGAAGGTGGGATTAAAGCTCTAGTAGATACACTGGCCAAGGATAAAGCTCAGTGGTCTGCGTGGCAACGAGCAGTGATTCGAGGGCTAAGTCCTAAAGAAGCTGTGGAGGAACTTGACCTTGGTGAAGCTGGGCTAAGTTTGCTCAAGAGGCTAGGTGAAGTAGATGCGTGGCAACTTGAGGGGATGAATAAAATAAGGGCCGCCACTGGTGAAGGTGCGGTGATCGGGAAAGCTAATCACTATATGATCTCAAGATTCTGGAAAGGGGATTGGAGAGTTCCGATAAGGGAAGGACATAATGTTGTAGGTTATGCTAGTGGGAAGAATAAACCAGCTGCAATTAGAGAAGCAAAGCTAATCGAGGAAGAAGCTGCAGCCGAAGGTCAAAGTTGGGTAGCCGGATTAGCGCATACTAAAGGTGATGGAGTCGATAGTGAGATAAAATTACTTGCGAAGCTAGGTGACCAAGATGCTAGATCCTTCGGAAAGATCTGGGAACGGGTTGCAATAGGGCGTGGACAACCTACAAGATTAAAAGAAAAACGTACCGGGGCTAAGTTCTTTACGGGTGATCGTGAGATCTGGACAAAGGATCAGGTCGAGAAAGCAATACTGAAACAGCTTCGGGACTATCAACTTCATAATGCTCAGTTAAGTATTAAGGCATTGTATCAGGAAGAAATACAAGCCTTGGCTATGTCAGATGCAGTTACAGCTGAAGCATTAGCTAATCGTATTGGATTGATTTTTGGAGAACAGGGTGGGTTTAGTAAGACTATTAATAAGGTAGCCGATTCTGTTCTCAGTCCTTTGCTAGGGCAGAACTCTGCAAGCAAAATTACCAACACTGCGAACAAGTATCTTTTCCAGTGGACGCTAGGCTTTGTCAACACAGGCTATAATGTGGCAAACGCTTTGACCTTTGTTCAGACAGCCTTTCCCCACCTGAGCTTTCTTACTACCGCAGCTCCGGAAAGACTGGCTAAGTACTACACCTATTGGCCCGTGGATTCTGGTAAGTCTATGGAAGCGGTTGGTATGCTAGATATGATGAAGTTGACAAAGCAGAGTTTCCGAGAGCTAGGTAAACCTAGTGAGACATTGCTTAAGCATTTTACTAGAGGGGCAGAGGAAGGTGTCTGGGATCCAAAATTTGTTGAGGCATTCGTAGGTGAAAGCACAGAAAGAATTAAGCTCAAGAATATACTCAACGGTTCAGAACCATTTTCAAATTGGCTGGAAGGTGCGGCTACATGGGCACCTGGACTGACGGAAAAGTTCTCACGGGGGCAGGCGTTCTCAATGGGTCATATCTTTTTCAGGGATATGATGGGGATTACCGATGATGAAATGCTGTATCAATTGACTAAGCAATTTGTAGAGAAGACACAATTTCTGTATTCTACTGGGGATCGGGCTAAGGTTATCACCGGGCCATTGGGTAGTTCATTTGGCCTGTTCAAGAATTGGGTCATGCACCAAATGGGGTGGATGGCGGAATACACCGGGGAAGCGGTTCTCCGTGGCAACTGGAAGCCCTTGGGGTGGACGTTGGGAAGTACGACCGCCGTGGGTGGCTTGGGCGCGTTGCCCTTCTATGGTGCAGCTGATGAAATGCAAAAGCACTTTAGTGATAAGTCACTTATGCTTCAGACTTATGAAATGTTCGGGGAGGAAAACCAGAAGGCAGCTGACACTGCGTTCTATGGCTTCCCGGCTATGTTAGGGTTCTCGATTCAGAATCAGGTCGCCGCTCCCTTTGCAGACCCCTGGCAAGATGCAAGCCGAATGATGAGCTTTGCTTGGTGGGATCGGATGAACTATGCTGGTAAAGCTATGGGGCAAGCGGTAGATACGTGGTCGGCTACAGGAGAGAGCCCTATTCGAGATGCACGAACAAGAGATCTGATGATGCGTGCGTTCGCGCCGAAGATGCTGTATCGTAGCACGCAAGCCGCGCAAGATTCCACGCTGAAAAGTTTAACCAACGGGTATCCAGTAGCAAAAGGGTTGTCGCTGAGTGAAAGAATGTTATGGGCTGCAGGAGGAAATCCTACCTGGGTGGAGCAACGATTTGATGTGGCGCGGGAACTTTGGAAAGATCAGGATGCAAGAAGAGCTGCGGTAACTAAGTATGGAAAGGAATGGGCAGGTCTAATTGCGGAGAGAGATTACACTGGGCTGAAACTATTAATCCGCCGGGCATTATATGAAGGGGTAGACATATCCTCCCTTGTTAAGTCCGGGAAAGCTATTTCGGCTAAAGGTCAGGAGGATATGATTGAACGGCAGTTTAAACCTGAGGAGATTCTGAAGTATCGGGAGGCAGGTCTTTATCAGCAATAGAAGATGGGAGGGTTTCTTTGGGTATAACTGTTCCGGTAAGTTCCTCGAAGAGTTCAATTGCCTCGGCCTCGGTGAAGGCCTTTCCACCTGCAATTAGGATACAAAATTTACCCTCGATGAAGTAAGGAATGGATCGGGTAAGTCCGGCATGGCCTACTTCTTTGCAGAGAGTAATGTCACCCTGAACTAACTTCTTTGTTTCCATATTGAGATAGTGGTATTCGATTGTATCGGTCATTGGTGTGCTCCTGTGTATGGCTGTTTCGCGGGGAAAGGTATGGCTATTCAGCCTTATTCAATGCAAGTGGGATAAAGAATCGTTCTCTGCCTGGAACATTCAGCACACCTTTAGGTACTACCTCTTTAATCATCTTAGCTCGTAGCATTGTGTTGACGAGAAAATCAATCTGGTTCGCGGGCACCTTTGAGTGGAGGAAGTGAACTAGCACTGACTCCCCAATTGGTTTCTTGTTACCAGAATAAAGTCTAACAAGATGCAAGAAGCACTCTTCGATTTCGGCGGCTTGGCCTCCGGAGCTGATCTCCTTAAAGATCTCCGGCATGATCTCTTCAGTCTCAAGAAGAAGCTCTTTCGCAGAAGTCCAATGGGCGAGGGTGATAACCATATGGTTGGATTCGCTGACGCTGAAGGCCATGGCAAGTTTCAGACAGTGCATGATACGGCGAGCATTGTAGTGGAGAAGGCGCGAGTGCTGCGGGGCATCCAACGCACAACCATGCAAGTGCCAGTTCTCGATTGCTGCGGTAGCGTCTTCGGTGATAGTGAAGTCACCTGTGAGGGCTGACATCTGTTTAAGATCGGAGATAAGATCATCCTTTAATTCTGGGTTATAGTTTTTCTTTCCCCAGAGAGTAACTCGTACTGGCGTTCCTGCATATACCATAATAATACGTGAAGTGAATCCCATGCCATATGCAGCTTCAGGGAAAAGTTCCCCGAGATATTTTGGCTGCGTCCCCGATATGATGCTAATGTGAGGCTTCTCAATGCGTAGTACTTCGCCTTTGGATCTGATTCGTTCCTCGAAGAGATCATAGCAGTTGTACAGTTCATTAAGTGCACTGAGAAACCCAAGGTCGTGTGCTGGTAATAAGACACCAAGCTCCGGCACGGCACAGAGGAGGGAGTGGTAGCTGACATAGGTGTTTGTCTCCTTGTCGATAATAGATTTGTGAGAGGACTCTTCGCTAAGCTGGTCAATGAGTCCCTTGTGTGTCATTGAGATTGGGGCAATGTTGAACTTGCCAGACGCTGCCCACAATTCTCGCATAGGATTGATTGCTTGGTCTTTTCCGACCCCTGGAGGGGCGACGAAGAGCACAAACAGGTTAGGATACAATGGCCCGCCATTTGTTGTAATCTGACAACGACGTTCAAGGGCACCGGCCACGCCTGAGACTGCTGCCCAACGTCTAAAAATCTCCGGGCTTGGCACATCCTTTGTGTACTCAAGGAAGGACTGTATCCAGCAGGGAAGTGTTCGCACTTCTGGTTCTTGTTCTTTCGTCGTGCCCGGTGAATTCGCTGAGGCCATCTGGATTGTTCTCGCTTTTATGGTTCCAATTCCAGCCCACTTGGGCTTCTGAAGGTATGATTAATTCTCGATCGCCGAGTGGTATTGGTACGGTGATAAGATCAAGAACCTGAGGTATGATCTTATCTTCATCTTTTTCTGGGTACTGAATTAAAATTGCATCGTGGATCTGTCCGAGCATTTGGACACAGTCTGCTTTCCATACCCGCCATGCACCGAGATTGAGAATGTCTCCAACGGTAGATTGCGGATTGTACGCAATTGCCTCACGCAATGTCGCATCGTCATTTCTGCGGCCAAAGAAAAACCTTTTTCTTCCGAGAAGTGTGGTGAGATGGCCGTGGATTTGTAGTTGCCTTGCAACTTCGTGGTGCCATTTACGAATACCAGGAAATGCGTCAAAGTAACTTCGCTGGAATCTTTGCATAACTTCAGTTTCCACCTTAAGGTGGCGAGCCATAGTGTAAGGAGTGCCGTAGTAATTAGTGCCATGCCCCCCTCTTTTCGCCATATCTCGATATGTGAAGTCTCGGTAGAAAGTTTGTCCGGCGATAGATTTTTTATCATGGTAAAGTTCTCCTGTCCAGGGTAGGCCTGTCCACACCATACGACAGACGGTTGTATGTAAATCGCCAGATTCGCAAGCGTCAAGGTATTCAGTCTCACCGAAGAGCTGGTAGATGATTCCAGCTACAGCCCTAGACTCAGCTTGCTCAAGATCAATATAGGCAAACTTCATACCGGGATCAGCTACGAAGATGGTGCGAAGTTTCTCGGTAATGTTTTGTAAGTTGGTACCAGTACCAAAGGCATTTGCCGAACTTGACCATCTACCTGTTTCCGTCCCGGCAACATTATATGATGCCCTAATTCTACCATCTTTGTCAACCCCACTACGAAGAACAGAAAGCAGTTTTGTATGGTCGCGAAGGGCAAGGATAGTGGATATGATTGGGCGAGACATAAAGTGCGGGCGAAGATTTTCCAAGGCGTTGCGGTCAGTTGATGGCCCATACTTGCCGTTGGCTCCCCGCTTTGTTTGGACAGGTAGGCCCATGATTGAGTAGAGAAAGTCTTTAAGTTGTTTGGGTGAGTTAGGGTTAAGATCCTGTTCCCAGACAGCATTAGACATACGGTTAAGGTTGGCTTGAAGTAACTTTTTCTTTGCTTCAAACTCAAGGATCATTGTGGTCTTGAGTGCTGAGTCAATCCGTACCCCACGAGTCATCATCTCAAGTGCGGGCGCTTGCATTGCACGCTCGAATGTGTAGATGAGATCAGCATTCTTAGTGACCTGTGGATCTTGAGCAAGGCCAACTTCATGAGTGACGCAACAATCAAGCGCGTTGTAACACCAGTGGGTTTGCTCAGGATCGAGAGTTGGAAGCTCGGCGGAGTTAATTATGAGAGCCATTCTTCTAATCTCCTATGCAGCCTTGCATTAAAGTATCTTCGCCAAACATAGCTGCGAATAATTGCGGTCACTGTAAAGATGCCGACGATGCCGAGATTCTGCACCATGTTTGTTTCGATGCCATAGAGTGGCCCCGCAATGTATTCCCATACAAGGAGGGAGATCACAAAGCCGCTAGCGATGTTGAGGTTGATCTCGATAAAGGACTCGAGACGGGATTGGGCGTGGGATTTCATGAGTTAGTCATCCTTCTTTATTAGATCTTTCCCTTTTACTTTCCTCATCTCTTTCCAACTTGCCTCGTTGGTGTAGATAGATCCGAGAAAGCCAAGACCTTTGGGAAGTTCAGGTTGTAGTGCATGGGCCTGGAGCATAGTGTCCAGGGTTGAATTTTTCGGGGCTATTCCCATCTTACGCCATAGCCACTGGATGTCATACATTCCGTTCTGGGCTTCTTTAGGCATATGGGTTTGGAGTATTTGCTTTACCCACTGCCAAGCTGTAATTTCATCCTTCGGGTTGTTCCAGTAGGAGAAGCTGGGGTTCCGTCTATCTACGAAAGGGATACACAGCGCATGGTAGGGATCTCCCGCGAAGCCTATGCAGGTAATCATGTCGTGTGCAGTCTCGATGTCGTATGTGATCTTCTCAGCTTTAGTCAGATGCACATGAAAGAATTGTTCGATGTCAGCCAGAGTAGGTTCCAACCAGATGTCTCTTGCTGGCCGGACGATTTCAGGGAACTCTACTTCCCTCTTTGCTTTCATCAGATCAGCAAGAACCACAGGCCGGTTGCCCCACTGACGTAGAACAGCAGCAGGGTGAAAAGTGGGAAGCACTTTGTAGCCAGGAACAAGGGTAGACTCCGTAACGGTTCCTCGGATTGTAGTGATCTTTGGATTTTGGAGCAAGGCCCATGTAGCTGTGCCCCCAAGAGCAATAATAAGATTCGGTTTGACATTGGAGATCTCCTCAGCAAGCCGGGTAAGTTCAGGAAGATACTCCGGTCGAATGTATTTACCCTGGCGAAGTGCTGGGTAGGGGTAGGACTTGCCCCCGACCTCAGCCTTCTTACCACAGAAAGCATCCAGTTTATTTCCTGGTGGGCGAGAAAGGAATACACTGGTGAGGTAGCATTCCTTTCTGTCTATACCTGCATCAGCGAGCATCCGGGTAAGTTCCTGACCAGAGGCACCGACAAAAGGTTGGTGCAGCAGCTCCTCTTGTTTGCCGGGGGCCTCACCTACGATTACAATGCGGGCATTGACTGGGCCTGTTGGTTTGCAACAAGGGTTAGGAACAGGAGGTGTCAAGATATTCTCTCCGCTTTTGTTGTGCCTTTAGTAAGAACTCTGTCATCCAGGTCTTTCCGGTTGTGGTAGCTGTTTGACATAATCTTCGCGCAGCATATCATGTGATCTACGTGAGGCAGGCCAGATTCAGGATCACAATTCTCTCCATTAAGGAAGGCATCATAGTGTCTTCGTAGACTAGCGGCAGACTCTTGCCAAGACATTCCTTTGAGCCAATTGCCGAGGGAATATTTAACCAGACCTTTCTCCCAAACGGCAGCCTCACCGATTTGAACTTCGCGGCCAAGGGAGTTAAGGTCTAGCCGTGGCTTGCCGGTGTTGTGACGGAGACCTTCAATCTTGCTAAAAGCTTTTGAAAGAACCGGAGCATCACAAACAATACAATATCCACTGTCTGTTGTTTCAATTAGTTTTCCCGGAGCAGGAAAACAAGCCTTACAGATGCTCATTTTCCTGTACTCCCGAAGCCAGCTTCACCACGAGAAGTCGTGTTCAGTTCTTCCACGGGTAGCCATTGGACATCAACGTAGGGAAGAATAAGTAGCTGAGCGATTCGATATCCCGGCTGGATTTCATACGACTCGTGTAGATTAGGCGACGCTAGTGTAAGCCCGACAAAGATTTCCCCACGGTAGTCTGGGTTAATGAGACCTGGTGTGTTTGCGGGAGCTACAAGGTGATTGATTCCTAGACCACTGCGAGGTATGACCAGACCGCAGAAGGAGTTGGGAATCTCAATCGCAACTCCAGTCGGGATTCGCGCCGCACAATGAGACTGCACAGTGTATGCGGTTGTGCCAGCAGCATAGAGATCCCAAGCAGCGGCAAAGGGTGAACCCTTAGTTGGGAGGGTGTGGCAATGGGGAAGCTCCTTCATGCGGATGAGCATGGGAACAGAGTCATGCACTTGAGAGTTTTTAGGTTCAGTCTTGTCGGGGGTTTTTCCAAACATTAGTTATTCTCCTTAATTGCTGTTGCTATATTGGGGAATTGAGAATTGAAGATGTCACGAATTGCCTCGGCAATCTCACGGTGCTCAAGCTGAACGTGGTCATCACAGCGGATTGCAAGGTAGTGAAGCCAGCTGCGGATTGATCCGGTCATGTAAAGTGTGGTCTGGGTAGTAAGAGGAAGAACCATTCGGGCACACTCTTTGGCAACACCATCTGCGAGTAGCTGTCCGTACAAATTTTGGCAGGATTCTAAGTGGTCACGCACACCTTGGTGGGCATCATGCTCCCACGGCAGGTGTGCTGTACTGCTTTGTCTGTTATGCTCAGCTTGATAACGTAGTTGCACCGGTTCCATGTCGTTAACATTGGCATACCGCTGAGAGAATTCCTGGAACGAGAAAGATCTGTGACGAAGAATTTGTGTGCCGATTGCGCGGGAAGTTTTAATCTCCACTGTCATTGAGCTGTGTTCAAAGGGCGACCAGTGTTTATGCTTGACAAGATAAGCGATTAGATCTGATGCTGTCTTCATATTCATTTGGTTGCTAGGGTTGGATGCTCGCGCAATGTAGACGATGAACTCTTCTGCGTTCAGAAGTTTCCCCTCTATGAGCATTGGTTGGGTCAGGGCTCTCAGTGTTACTTCCATCTTAGTTCTCCTCAGTTAGTTTAGCAAGATTGCTTGCACGAGTGAAGGCATCTGCGGCTGTCTCGGCAAACTCGGTGTTCATCTCCAGGCCTAACACAAATTTCGCACCAAGGCTATCGGCGGCCCGGAGGGCAGATCCTGAGCCACACGTAGGGTCGAGTAGTGTGGTGTGCTCGTCAACCAGCATTCGGAAGAAATGCCTGAGCATGGGTTCAGGTTTCTCACTTGCATGGATTCGGTTTCGAGCTGTAGGTGCCGCATAACTATTCGCAACAGCTTGGACAACTTGTCGGTCTCCTCGTGAGATAAAGAGTGCGGTTTCATAAGTGTAGCGTGGGCCACGGTTGTAGTCGGGGAGGATACCTTTGTTATCTGACTTGTGCCAAATGAGTGGGCGGGGGTTGATGGTAAGGGTTGGCGCTTGAACTGAAAAGAACTGCCGTGTTCGTTCGTGCATCTCGTGATCTCCGGCAAGCCAGAAAACAATGTGGGCAGAGGGGAGAAGGATTCGATCAAGGTTCGAGCATAGTGCGCCAAGTAGTTCCCAATAGGTATCTGCGCTGTCATCGTATTCTCCCCAGGCTGCGGTGTTCCCTTGGTCTGATTTATCATGCCCTATTCCGTAGGGAAAATCACAATGGAGTAGATTGAATTTTGGGCCGGAATACTCCTCGGCCCAAGTTAGGAATGAGAGGTTGAGGATGGGGGAGGCAGGTCTTCTTTGTTCTGGCTTGGGAACGGCTAGATACTCTGTATTGTCGTTTCCTCCCGAAAGGTCAATATCAATACTAGATGTACCAATGTCAGGAAGATTACTATCTTTTATAATGTCATCCATGCTGGCAAGTTCATCTGCGATAGCCCGAGATTGATTGCGCTGGATTGTGTTGTATGCAGCGGTTAGTCCACCAGAAGCCACAACACGAGGGTTCTCAGCGTTAAGTTCCTTCGCTACAGAGAGATGCTTACTTGCGGTGCCGGGGGCAATGCCAAGGGCTGATGCGGTGCGGGAGACTCCCCACTCCCGATCGAGGTTTTCTTGGAGTTGGTGGTAGCGTAGAATGGCACGGGCAGAATCTTGCCATGTCATCTCTGTTCGTTTAATGTTCTCGGAAAGTTCAAGGGCTTCAAGTTCTTCGGGAGCCACATCGTAGGCAAAATGACAAGGGATAGTTGTCCAGGTCTCTTCGCCTTTAGCCATGAGCAGTAGTGCATAAGCTTGTAGTCTATGCTCCCCTGCAATTAATTTATTTGTGTCCCGCTCAACTAAGATCGGGTGGATTAGCCCGTGGATAAAAATATCCACAGCGAGTTCACGTACTTTACCCTCGTTAATTGTAGAACGTTGTCTGGAGTCTCGGTCGCAGATGATCTGACCGAGAGGGATAAACGAGGTTTGGTAATCTATCACGACTGAACTCCTATAACGGAAAGGGTTGAGGGCCACAAGTAGCAAGCATAAGGGTGAGCATTGTTATCACTAATTGCATATGGTTCTCCTAAATTGACGGGAGATAATAGTCTACCTCCCGTCAAGGTCTATGCTAAGGTCGTGGTTATTGTGGTGCTGTTATCTTGTCAATATTAGCATAGGTAGCTTCACCATTGATTTCATGCTTAATGAAGCCAGAGACATAGACACCTGCGGTTTCAGGTATACACTCAGCAAAGGTACGACCTGAGGTATTGATCCCGCAATTTTCAAGGAAGTCTTTCAGGCGCCAGATGGCATCGTCAGTGAGGAAGCAATCGAACTTCATCTTCTTACCCTGCCAGTTGTTAACTTGCGCGAGAAGATCCTGGTCAACGTCTTCACCAGCTGCAATTGGACTAAGCTGAAAGCGGACGAAAGGTGTACCCTTTTTGGAGGATGTATCAAAAGCATGTTCGACTACAGCGAACTGATACGTTCCAGCGGGGAGTGGTTTTGGTTTCTCTACCTCGTCAGCCTGTTGGCTGAGTAGAGACTCAAAGTTTACTTCTGTCATAATGGTTCTCCTAGATTGAGACGCTGCTCAGCTCACCACTCGTAGGCAGGTGACGCCGGGAAGAGTCAGATCATTATTAGCGCTTTAATCTCGTCCAGCGATTCTTTAATGTGATAGCACGAACCGTTGGGGCAGACCAAAGATAACCTACCATGTGGGTCTGTAGCAACTGCCTCAATATGATCTGTGTTAACAAGTATTGGATCAAACTTTTCTGTTTTGCCGTTGTGTGCGTGGACTGCTATAAACATAGGTTGGGCTCCTTCTTTGGTTAGTAATAGATTAGTTAATTCTTTGGGCGCACTCTTACTTCCCCCCTTTAGCAAGTTTGAAGAAAGTAGCAAGGCCCGATTCGATTGGAAGTTCAGCTGGAAGTTTTCCTGGGGCAAGTGAGTTTTTAAGTTCAATCATACCGTCGGGAACAGTTAGAATGACATGCTTGGCAGCCGCACCAATCCCTTTAGTCTTCGTCTCAAGTACTGTGTTAAAGTATCGAGGGATTTGAGGACTTAAGGCTTTGCCAATGGAGCTAGGGTAGCCTTTGGTAATACCCCCGGCTGCGTCGATAAAGGTAATGTGGGAAGTTACAATCACATTGCACTTGATTGCTGAAGAGTATAGAAGCCCGAGAACATTCTCGATAAGGCGTTGGGACTCACCATAGATTTGTCTTCCATCTTTGTATCCGTTGATGATCTCAACATAGCGGAAAGCTGCCTTACACATGAAGGTGAGAGAATCAATTACCACAATGGTGTTTTCATCCCACTCTGTTATCTTACCGAGATCTTCGGAATCGGTCTTCCACTCAGTGAAAAGTTTCAGGGCTGAAGAGAAAGCTTTTGGCGGGCCATCTGGAATAAGTTTAGCCCCAGCAGACTTGAGTTTGTCGGTAAGGGTTATGTAGGTAATCCGAGAAAGAAGTTCGTCAGCGTTGGGTTTCTCGCGCAGGATGTTAACGAGGATATCTAGTCCATTGTCGAAGTCGAGTATGATAAGGTTGTACCCGGCTTCGACAAGAGATGTAAGTGCGCCGGACTTGCCGGAACCTGAGTCACCTATGAGAAGCATTTTTACTGTAGACTGGGATTGGTGGGTTGATAGAGAGGGCATGTCTATGCTCCTAATGGCTTCAATTGGTTAAAGGGAAGGACTGAATGTCCTGGGCTGTTGTCAGTGAGTAGTATCCGTTTACACTGACGAACACAGGTGGTGCAAATATTTTTATCATCTGGCCCCGAAACTAAGTACACGGGATAGGCCCCGTTGGCTTTACGCCTATATTTTATGAGACACATATCACACATGATTACATTTTCAAATACTTTAGTCATGGCTACTCCCTTGGTACTAGAGGATCCCAGACACGTCGAATAAAATCCCCCTCAAGAAAGACATGGCGGACGGAAGGGGACTTAGCGCATATAGATCTAAAGGTACAACCTCCGTACATACCACAGGCCCCGGTGGTATCATTAGCGGGCCAGTGGCAAGCTGCGGCATAGCTTTCGGCAACATTAATCCAGTGGCCTAAATCAGCATACCACTCTTCATTTTGCTCGGGTGTTCGGGAAGCAAAGCCTCGGGCATAGCGATTGAAGGTAACTGCAATTTGTGCCCCGTCAATGATGACTCCAGCAAGGGGAGAACCTAGGACAATTTCTCCGGCAAGAGAATATAAACTCATTTGATTATCCGGGGTGAAGTTGTCGAAGAACCTAGAGTTAAGTTGGGAACCTGTAGTCTTATAGTCCACTACGTAATTCTGGCTCGCGAACTCGGCGAGTCTGTCGAAGTGTCCGCAAAGAAGATAAGGTTTGCCCTCAGGGGAGTTGTACTCAGTCTCGAAGCGGAAGGAGAGTTCGACCATAGGTCTGCCGTCGGATGCAACAAGGGTCACTGCTGGATCATCCTCACCGAATTCTTCAAGGTACCATACGACAGCGCGAACGAGGGTGAAGCGGTTACGCTTGGTGTCGCCGGATTCCCAGGGGGAGAAGGTTCCATCTTCGTTGTGAGTGACGGTAGTAGTTAAAAGAAAGGTTACAACTTTACATAGGGCTTCGTCGTGAGACAAACCTTGGGCTTTGTATTTGTGGTAGTGCTCCAGCCCTTGGTGATACCAGATACCGAAAGAGAGTGGTATCGCGGTGCCTTTGGAATTCCACCCCTCGATGAGGGAGAGGTAATATTTCCTCGGGCAGGTCTTGAGTAAGCCGAGAGATGTAGCATCCCATGCTATCTGTAAGCCGGGGAAGTCACGAGAGAAGGAAGTATTTTTCTCCGTGAGCGCAAGTAACTGTTCTGGTGTAGGCATGTCGTGGGGCCTCAGTAATTAAATTTCTAGATCAAGTTGGTCGAGTGCTATCTTTTCCTTGGGTGCAGGGGGCTTCTTGCCTTTGGATCTAGCTTTTGTTGCTCCGGCAGCTTCATCGGCTGACCACTGGTGGCGTTGGGCGCGAAGGTGGGCTACGATCTTGTCAATATCTTGAGAGGATAACTCAAGTGGATCACGGGAGAATAGTTCATCAAGTGATTCCGGTGAGGCCTGGACAAGGGGGGACTGGAGAAGCGCGTTGGCTTCGGGGCTGAGATTCTGATCGGGCATGGGCTAATGCTCCTTTATAAGTTAAGGTCGATGTCAGTTGTTATTTCTGCTTCTGCTTGCGATGCCTGCTCTTCTAACGCACGACAGTGCTTACGTACAAGTTTTCTGATCGCGGCGTTGTAGCCAACACTGGGATAGAATTGTTCGAGGACTTTTGTGTCACCACGGTGGAGACGAATGGTTACTTTTTCTAAATCTTCATTAGGCCGGGGCATTAGTCGTGTCCTTATTCGTTGTTTCAGGTTTCTTTTTCATAATCCAAAGCGAGCCTTCAGCATTAGTCGGGCTGGTGCGAAAGGAAAGGGAGTCAAAAACATCGACTCCTTGTTTCTTGGCCTTTGCTCGCACCTGATAAAGTCGGCGCTTGAGATCGGCAGGAGAGTTAGTGCTGATCTCAAGGCCTACTGGTTGGGCAAGTGCGGAATAAAGGATCTGTTCTAGTTCCGTGTCGGTCATACAGGAAGACCAGCTGTGACCCAGCCTCGACCGTTGATCCACTCTTGGCGGACTGGTAAGGTATTAGGGCCGATAAGTACCTGGATAACGCGGGAGAGAGGACGAACGCCAGCGCAGGTGACATCGCAGTCTCCGTTTGGTAAGTGCTGAATATTGAAATCGTTCATAATCTTTCTCCTAAATTAGTGAAGGGACTCGCACCCCTCGTTAGTTTTCAGTTTTTAATGCGGCCCGAAACCTAAGAGGCCTCGGGACTTAGATGTCCAGTTCTAGTGTGTCTTCGCCAGCTGCTTTGCGGGCTTCGACAATGGTTTCCGCAGCAACACGGATTTGTGGGTGCTTCTCGATAACTTCAGCGACAATTTTGTTGAAGTTAGCTTTATCCACATCCTTGAACTTGATACCCTTCTTGGCCAATGCAGCTTTGACCTTGGTTTCGGCGATGCGTTTGGTTTCCTTGTCGATAGGATCCATTGCAACACGACTGCCACCACCTCCACGTCGAACTCCGAAGGTGTATCCGGCTACATATTCATCCAGGGCTGTCTGTAATGCGCCGGGATCAATTTCAGTTCCTGCGGTTTCTGCAGCTTCTTTGACTTTCTTAACCGCAGATGCAAAGTTGTTTCGGATGTTCTCAAAATAGGTCTGATTGAGAACGCCAGCTTCGACAGAACTTAGGACGTGACCTTCGCCGAATGGTGCCGGGACGGATAGAACGATGCCTGCGATGGTAATGTCGTGAGCAGCAGATGGTGTTGCTTCTGCTGGTGTAGTGTCTTCAGTGGGTTTGGATTTAGCCATTAGATTGTTCCTCGTTATGTTGTGTGGGTGTTCGTTTGATTGCATGGGAATTATGTATCATGGTGGTGGATGTGTCAAGCCCCTGATAGAAATTAATTTGGAGAAAGTTGGGGGCTTGACATTTCGGTAGGAAAGCGCCATACCCCAGTAGTTTCTATCTATTCCTCCATTGCGTTTTCAACTTTTTCTCGACAAGGTCTTCCAGTACTTCATAAAGAATGTCAGCTGGTGACTTAATATCAGGCGCATTAAGGTCGATCTTGAGTTTGAGATCAAGTTCTTCGGTACATTTGATACAATGGTCAATGCTGACGCGGGTACCAGTCTGGAAGGCGCGTCTTCCAGGCCAATTAAGGATGAGAGCGCGCCAACCTTCTGGTAAAGAATAGGTCTGCCGTTCTTGCGTAAGGGAAGCTTTGGTACCACATCTATCACAGGTGAAATGTTTCATATTCTAGTTCCTCTAGGTTGAGTTTAACTGCTGTTACAAATCCCGCTTGTCTCGAAAGCCGAGAAAGACAGGAAAGCGAGGGGCGACTTTCACCCCAATCTTGAATGATTTATATTTTACCACTCTTCCAAGTAGATCAGGCTGGTTCCAGAGAATAGTACGTTCTACCTCGGTGAATCCTGTTCCAATTTTAAACCTAATGTGAGTTTTGGTATCTTCAACGACTAAGGAACCAAGTAGCCCGGTGGAAATCTTCCCTTCATTATGGGTTGAGCGCTCAGTGTAGCCCAAGGCGTTTGTCTTAGCTTCATTTGCGTTATGGAGAAGTTCCTCCTTATCTACAATGATTGCCTCCCCATCTGAAAAGCGTTTTAGCTTGAGTAGGGTTTCTTCGCGAAGAGTAGATCGGCCAAACTTATAGGGGCCAGAAGGAGATCGAGTCATAACACCCTCGTACCCTATCTTGATACAGTCTTTTTCATAGACTAGAAGCTCAAAGCTACTCTGGATAAGTGTATGCCGGAGAACTTTAACATAGCGTGAGGTAAAGACTGGAAGTTTACATAAGCGAACCTCGAATGGTTGTTCCGGGACTACAAAGGTGTCGAAGATGTAGTAGGTAAATTCGGGACAGCCGTTATGGGACATGACTGCAGATGTTGTTTTACGAAAACAATCAGAAGCAATTGGTGATCCTACAATTAGTTCCCCATCTAGCTCAGGCAGCTTTAAGTTCTGAAGCGTTGTCTGGATATACCTATTTGGAATTGGTTTAAGACTGCGACTAAGCGCGTCTTTGCCTACGATAAGACAGCGTATCCCGTCTATTTTTGGACTGGCTATTAAAGGGTAGGTAAGTGTAGTAACGTCTTTGATTGTTGCGGCTAATAATGGTCGCATGGTGTAGACTCCTAAATGTTCGGGTTTGTGCAATACGAGCGGCTACGCAAAGACGTAGGGTAAGTTCCTTATCCCCCGGCACAAAGTAAGGCGAAGGATACGCGATACAGAGTGCAAGGGCGAGAGAGTGAAGAGTCATGGTGCTGGTGCTGGTGCTATTTACGCCAAGGTTTTATACGATCATAGGCATTTTTCCACCAGTTTCTGTCCTCTTTCCACATTTCTACCGTAATCCTTAAGAAATGAACTTCAATCAGACAAAGACTTAATACAAATAATGTATAAAGGGTAACACTTGCTTGTAAAGTATTCATTCTTGCAGATCTCCCATGTTGATGTAGTAAAGGTTTTTTTGTGCTCGGGTTCTTGCAACATACCTGATGTGGTACTCTTGCTGAAGCTGCCAATCTTGCCGAGCATACTTACTTGGCATACGCCACGGGTCAAGGATGAAAACATTTGGCCATTCAAGACCTTTGGCTTTGTGGACGGAGGAAAGGGTGAAGTGGCAAGCTCCGCGGTCGTTGAACAGGCTGGAGATGAGGGCAAGAAGACCGGCGGTGTCTTGGAGGTCGGAAGCAAGGTGGCGTATGGATTCAGCTTTGTCTCGGGTAATCCCCTCAGTCTTTGGTCGTCGTTTTGCTTCTTTTGCCTCCCAAGTATCAAGCTTGATTAAAAATTCATCTATAGGAAGTTTGCCCTTCTCTGTGAGTTTCTTTATAATTGTCTCAAGGTTCTTTTCTATTTCTCGACCTAGGATACGACAGGCAATTCCCTCTTTGATTGCCCGCCAAGCTAGATCGAACAGCGGGGCATTGTTGCGGCAAAGGACAGAACTGCCTCGGGGGATTATAGATAAGTCCCACTCGTGTAGTGTGGACACAGAACCTTCGGGGGCATCAGGCCAGGGAAGGATGTCTGGGATGTCTTTCTGGGCTTCTCGGACAACTGATTGGGGACAACGGAACGAGGTGGTAAGGGGTAGTTCCACACAAGGGGAGAACTCAGATCTGAGTTCGGCCATGGATTGGGCACTTGCGCCGCGAAAGCCATAGATGGCCTGTGCGGGATCGCCGACTGAAATAAGTCGCCCACCTTTTGCGAGAGATTTCTTTAGCATCTTATGCTGGATGGGGGAGAGATCCTGTGCTTCGTCAACAAGAAGCAGGTGGTATTTCCCGAAGGGGGCGCCGAATAGTGTAGGCATATAGAGCTGGTCGTCGAAGTCGATCTCGCCTCGGAATGCGGCGGAAATTGACTCACAAAGGACTTTATGTGCGGAGGTATAGATTTCACCCGAGAAGGTAATATCGAAGTACTCGGCAAGATCAAGCCAAGATTCTTCCGTGTCTTCGATTAGGGTTATGTGAGGCTGAACTACACCTTTGTCAGGGACGAGGCCGGATGCTTTTGCCACTCGAACAAGAGCCATAGTTGCACTGAAAGCGTCTTGGCCTAAGTCTGCGGTGTGAAGTTTGGTCAAGTTGTAGGTCTTGCTGGTTTTAAGATCAAGCCGCTGGGCTAAGTATCTTGACCAAGTGCGGTGGCCGAGAGCATTGAAGGTCTTGCATGTGGTTCCTGGTGGGAGTCTCTCGGCGAGTTCCGTTGCGATCTTCTTATTAAATGCGGTGGCGAGGATGGAAGAAGGTGGCTCGGGTACTCGGGAAGCAAGTTCGACGAGGGTGGTAGTTTTTCCGCTTCCGGCTCGGGCGATAATTTGTGCATGACCGGAGAAGGTATCCTCGGCGTGGGCGAAGATCGCAAGTTGGTTTGGACTCCAAGATGGGCTAGGCATTATTGTTCTCCTTCGCAGTTGATTCATGTATTGCGGTTCCAATTTTGTGTAGGAAGCAAAGCTCGATATAGCATTCCTTTGGCGCACAAATTGCAGCGCCATGCAGGTAGTCTAGCGGGTGTTTCCATCCACTGTGGATAAGTCTCCACCAATCACAGATAATTGAGGACGGGATAGCCGGGGAAAGTTCCAGTTCGCACTTGGGGGATTGTATATCGACTGGAATTGACTTTCGTTTTACCGCATAGTCTACGCTGTCTGTGGTGTCTAGTTCACCCTTTCTTATTTTCATTTGCTGTTTTCTCCTTAGCCCGCTTACGCTGGGTTTTTATTGCTTTGGTTAGAATTGAATTAATCATGCCGAGGGTAGTCTTGATCTCTTTTCGGTTCTTTTCACTAAGGATCACATCGTCAGTGATAAGTGTGAGTCGAGCGAAGGCTCCAACTTTTGCAAAACGGTGACGATTGAGTTCCTTCGTGCGTTTATCTGCAGGGGTCATCGTGCTGTTCCTCCTCGAGCGTTGCGCGGAGATCGGAAAGGGAGTCTTCAGTGAGAAAATGTAGAAGGTTGACCCGCTTGGGCAGGTATTTATCGCTGGGAAGATCGAGGTAAACGGCGAGGATGTTAATCTCGGCTGGGCAGGCAGGCTCACCTGGGGAGCCGGAGGTCATAGGTCGTGCCGGTTTACCCTCGCAATATGTGTACTCGACTAGGATTGGGGTTTTCTCGCTGAGTTCAATTGGAATTGTGGTTCGGGTTATTTTAATTGGCTGGGGCATTGTAGTTCTCCGGTATGGCTGTTTCGTTATGAAAAGGGAAGACAAAGCTGGTCTTCCCTAATGTTTCTGGTCTGAATCAAGAGTTACATTGAAGGTTTCCCCACAGCTTATTTTCCAGCAGGCTGCGCAAACTTTGCAGCTTCCTGTGATTTGTCTCACTTCTCGGGGTAGGGTTGGTTTGAGTAGTGTTGGGTGATGCGCGATTTCCCACAAAGTTCCATTACGTTTATGGACAAAGCGGACAAGAGGTTCATCGGCTGCGGGGCTTACCCATACTGTGCCGCAATTGCAGGTGATTACCGATTCAACTAGGATTGCAGCGGTGACCTCCCACGGAGAAGGTGCAGGTTTTGGGGGAAGCACCAGCTTTGGCTCGGGCTTCTTACCTTTAGCTGCTTTCTTACCTTCTTCTTTTTTCAGCCTTGCTATGGCTTCTGGGGTGAGGATGCTAGTTAGGTCAAGTTCCATAGATTACCTCCCGGACTGTCTTAATTGCCTGCCGAAGTTCTTTCTTGCTTGACCGGCAGTAGGCGAGCCATGTACCGTGTAGGCTGCCCCAGGCCCGTGTATGCTCACTGTTGGGCCAAAGTTCCAGCGCACTGTTCCAATTGTATCGGGCAGATCTGAGGTTGCTTAGGCAGAAGCGGTAATTCTTCCGGGCAAGGTTGAGGTTGGTTCGGGCTAGGGCTAATGTAGCCATCAGTCTGCCTGCTTCTTAAGTTGAGCTGGGAGGTTAAGTTCGTTTTCAAGGGTGCGAAGGTTGCGTACAGCTTTATTTGCAAGGTCAAGATGGTAGACTAGGGTTTCTCGCGGGGCATTGCGACGACTTGCTGCGTTGCCCGCTTCCACGTTAGCTGTCAGTGCGTTGTGTGCGTTGGTGATCGCTTTTAATATTTTAGCGTCAGTAGACATTTGGTTCTCCTTTCATTGGTTGGATAAATTATACCCGAACATATTACCACGGGGCATGACCGCTTGTCAATAATCTAATGGTTTATTTTCCGAGTGGATTAGAAGACACTTTTACCTTCTTTGATCTCACCAGGAAGAGATGTGTCAGGGTTAGTCTCGAACTCTATATCAAGTGCAGGCGGGGCATTGTTTCCAAGGTCAATCCCTGCCAGACTTGCCTCAAGTACCTTTGCGAGTTCACTGTCATCAATGGATTGCAGATGCACTGTATGGGACGCGGCTTTATCTACATTGTTTGGTTTTGTCGGTCTGATTAGAACCTCAATCGCATCATATTGAGGTGAGAGGGGAGACTTGGTATTTCGGCAGGCGACGCGGTAAGAGTTCAATTGAAGTCTTATCTTTGATGCTTGCTTGTAATCACTGCAGGGAATGGTGTGAGATCTGTTGCGAAGTGCTGCAGCCCAGATGCTAACAATGTAGACTGGGTATCGGCTGGTGTCTGATGTGGAGTAGGGCATGGTGGTGCTCCTTGTGGTTGGTTTGTCCCGATATTGTCACATTTCGTCCGGGGCATGTCAATGGCCTCGGTTGTTCTCATATTCCCATATGATCCCAGATTATACTGCAATATACTGCATGGGTAGAAGTTCCTTGGTCGGGGGGCTAGGGAGGGGGTCTACCAGTAGTTGGTAATATTATTAAAAAAAAAAAAAAAAATATAATAATATACTAATATAGGTTAGGTGGGGGCGAGTTGGGAACTTATGTCAATGAAGTATATTGCAGTAGTATACTAGGGTTATCAGGGATTATCAGGGGAAGGCACGCTGACGCCGTGTGGCCAGCTCAACCGTATCTATATACACACGTTCCACCGGACAAAGAATTGCCCCCATGGCCATTGTGTGTGCGCCATGGGGGCAATTTGGGGAATGTGCTCCCCGGTGGATTAAATGTTGATGTCAATATCCAGCTTGCTGGTATTCACAATCCGCTCGGCCTGGGATACTACCTTCTGCCAATTGGCCTCGAATGCCAAGTTGAGCTGGTCATCGGTCACAGCAGCATCATGGATACCCTGAGCCATAGCCAGCTTGCCACGAAGTAGATCCTTAAACGCCGCTTGCAGGTCTTTGCACATTTTCCGAGCCTCGTTTGCCTTGATCCCGCTGGCTCGTAGATAGTCTATCACAATGTCCCGCTGTGCCTTGGCAATAGGTGACATACTCGCCCGTGTGGTTCCACTTGCACCGAGTGTTCCTTCTTTTGCCCTTGTGACCCACCCGGTTGCCAAGTCTTCTACCGGTGTATCACTGGTGGCCTTTGCACTATTCACATAGTCATTCATCATACGCTTGCCATACATGAGTACTCGGATGATGGTGGCATCAGGTAGGGTGTGTATGCTTTGGCTGTGATCTTGTCCCCCTACGGCAAAGGGTATGCTGTCACATCCAGCCTCAATGATTGCTGCTTGTAGTTTGCTTGTATCCATGGTCATGGTTCCTTTTGGTTTAAGCGGTCAAGACAATTCCCGACCGATGTAACTAGCCTAGCACACTATACCTCAATATACATACCGTTCGTCGGGTGGAATATACCGTTCGTCGGCTGGCCATGCTCTGCCCTTACACCAAGACTGTGCGTGCCTGTCTTCCCAGCATTCTTGTCAAGTATCCTGCTGCAGCTCAGGTTCCGAGGGCGCTCACCCCCCTGTGAATGCCCCGCTCCGACCGGGGAGCCACTTTCATAAACTGCAGTGGTGAGTTGAAAGGTATTGCCCCACTGGGCTTGACGATCTTGGCGTTGGCGGTTTTCCCCCTTGACACGCGCCGCGTCCTGTGCCAGACTTTCTACATGGACGCCGCAACTCACCCTATGCTCAATATTGAACTTTCACGGGCAGGTATTCTTGGGCAAAGCCCGCTAGTGGCAAAAGCTGGTCGCGAACTTACCATTGAGGATCTTGGCTTAGTTGCAACCACCAAAGTTAATAGTACTCAGGTACTAAAACGTCTACGCGCTAGCCACCACCAAGCAGCGAGGCTTCTTGCTCAAGGTTGCCGCCCCGGCGAGGTTTCTGCCCTTACCGGCTTTTGCCTTTCTCGTATCTCTGTGTTACAGTCCGATCCAACCTTTGCTGATCTCGTTAAATACTACGAAGGTGTAGCCGAAGCAAGATTTGCTGACGTGCAAGAGCGTATGGTAGTTCTCGGGCTTTCTGCTAGTGAAGAAATTCTCGACCGGCTTGAGAACGATCCTGAGCTGATCTCTACAAAGGAGCTTGTTGATGTTATCAAGGCTGGCTTGGATCGCGGGGGCCATGCACCTGTTGCGAAAAGCGAAACCAAATCCCTCTCGGTTGTCCTCGGGGCTGACGACCTTGCCGCGCTGAAAGCTAATTCCTCTTCCATTATTCTTGACAAGGCAGCTATCTATGGTCAGAACACCGAGGAGAAAGACAACACGGAGAAAAGCGTGCAGGCAAGTGAAGAACCTGCAGTGGGCGAAGCTGGCCCAGACCGGCCCCTTCGGATCAAGCTCGCCGAAACTAAAGGGTTGCCAAGCAAAGGGACTGGCATATGAGCGCCGCGTCGGAAGGGAACTCACCCGCTTGGTTGCCACTTCGGCCTCCATTTATTCCGGGCAGTGGATTAAGTTCGAAGATGCTAACGGTTTTGGTTGGGCTCAGCCTGATCACTATATTGTTAGCCACACTGGGATACTTCTCATTGAGTGCAAACTCACACAGACAAGTTCTGCTTGGGATCAACTCAGGAACCTTTACTCACCTCTGCTCGCCGAGATCTATGGTGTTCCGCTACTCTGCGTCCAGGCATGTAAGAATCTTACCCACGACGATGGAAGCCTTGTGTCGGACTTCGAGTCCCTTGGTGATGGTGACACTTGGCACTGGCTCGGACATTAGGAGAACTTAAATATGCCGGGCTTAAGCAAACTCTTTCGTATACTCGTTGGGGATTCCAAAGGGCGGACTACTGCGAAATCAGTCAAAGCTCCCTCTAAAGCTGCTGCGAAACGTAAAGTAGCAAAGCTGCATCGGAATAAATATGCAGGCGAAGACCAAGGTAAACAAATTCGGGTAAAGTTTAAAAAGGTTACGGAGCTTACCGACCCTGAGAAAGAACTAAGAGCCACCGATTTGGTTGGCGTAACTGCGATTGAATAAGGAATAATCTAATGCCAACCAAATTTCGCAAGGGCAAAGTGAAAGAGCCGAGAAAGAGACCCTACCTCTATCGGGATCTTTTCCGCCAGAAGGTACAAGAGGCGTTCGAAGGTACTGATGGGAAGATGGCTGACATCAAGTCTGCAGATGGCCAGACCAAGATTGCCGTCGCGCATAAAGAAACCACTGAGGCCCTTGGTTACACCCTTGAGGATGCAGTTGCTCAAGATGAACTTGAGGACATCTACGACGATTTACAATACTCTAAACCAAATACTGGTGGGGAAGAGCTTTGCTGCTCTTCCCCTTCGGAGATAATCTAATGGCAATGGTTTCAGCTATACTTAAAGCGTTAGGTCAAAGTGGTAAAAGTGTTAGCAAAAAAGATGTTAAGAAGAAATTGGCCAAGGAAGAAGCTCGACGTAAAAAGAAGGCAGAAGCAAAGCAAAAAGCTAAAGGGAAGAAATTCCGCAAAGGACTGAAAAGTAATGCCAAAAAGCTAGACCGGGAACGCAAAAAGATTATTAAGAAAAAGCCTGGTGTAAAACTAGAGGATCTATTCTAATGCCATTGCAAGTTCCTCCATCAGGCCCCGGCCTGCCAAACCTTCTCAGTGCGCTGCAAACGGGTGGCGCACCTGTGGGGAACCTCGGAAAGGGTGGGCTCCCTTTGCTCGAGGGCTTGGGCGCTCAGCAGGACTTCCTTCGTGGGGCCAGTCCTGCTGAGCTGTCTCAGGTTTCACCGCTAGGCGCGTTACCATCTGCACCTGGCCTTGATCCAACAATACAAGCATTGATAATTCAGTTACTCGCCCAAGGTGGAGGCGGCGGTGTACCTCAAGGTTTACCTCAGCCTTCCCTTCCCGCCCAAGCGCTTGGAGGTCTTCCAGTATGATTGAACTCAAAGCTGGCGTAGAAATGGATGGGGTTCAGCCTGAACTTGTTCTCGGCTTCATGATTGCATCCGGTGTCTGGGCAGACTTTGGCCAACGCTTGGTTATCACCGCAATTAAAAACGGAAAGCACAGTAAAACATCGTTGCACCACTCAGGTAATGCTGGGGATCTTCGCTCACGCTATTTTGATCTACCTACAAAGGCAAAGGTCGCAAAAGAACTCCGTACTCGTCTCGGCAAGCATTTTGATGTGGTAGTACATAGTACCCACATCCACATAGAATACCAACCACGTAGAAGGAGTAACTAAGTATGAATGGATCTAAAACCATAGTATTTTCACTAGCATCTATCCTCGCCATTGCCGCTGGGCAGTTTGGCTTCAACATTCCTATCGGTGAACTTGAAGGTCTGGGGAATACTCTCATTGCGGTAATCGGTTCAGTTGGGGCAATGTGGGGGCGCTTTGTAGCTACGAAAGCTCTTCGAGGAGGAGAACTAGAATGAAAACACTAATCTTATCTTTGACTTTATTTCTTCTTACCGCCTGTGCGGGTTCCGGTGTCACTGACTTTGATCGGGAGTTTTTCACAGATCAGCTGGTAACTCGAAGTCTACTCAAGATGCAGAACCCAGCAGCTGCTGAATCACGCGCCAAGCTATTTCTTCAAGTGGCGGACATTGCAGACCTCACCACAGCGCCAGATGCGACAGGGAAGCTAATGCAAGATGCAATTGCAGCGATGACAGCTACGCAAAATCTTCCGCCTGAAGATCAGAAGCTTGTTGCCTATCTTGTGCATCGAATGCTTCCGGCTGAGGTTGATCTTAACGTTCCTTTGTCTCCACCTCAGAAGAAATCCATTGCGGTGTACTCAACCACAATCAAGAATGCTGTAAGTTCTTGGCGAGCGCGAAAGTAGGTATTGCCCTTTCCTAGCGAAAGAGCCAGACCATGACGGGAACATATAAACTTACCAAAGAAGAGGCCAAGGCCATTGCCGCTCAGGGTTTCACCGACCCTGTCTTCTTCTGCAGTTGGTTTCTTCAAAAATGGTTCCCACTTGAGATCCCATGGTTTCACCGAGGTATGCTCGCGATCCTTACTCGCAAATGTGAGTTTCTCGAGAACTATGCAGAGTTACCTAAGATCATCGAGAACTTTGTCTGGTACTCAGAAGAAGACACTGAAAAGAAAGCCCCTCATCACGTTTTTCGATTCGATGATGAGGGGAAACTTTTTATGGTACTCGGCAAGTTCACCTTGCTACTTATTCCTCGAGGGTTTTCCAAGACCACCATTGCTAACGCAGTGAACTTGTACAATATCCTCTACCAGGAATGTAAGTTCCCCCTTTATGTTTCTAAGACTGCGAAACATGCAAGTCGTCAGTTGAGTTCAATTACCAAGCAACTGACATCAAACGCTCGCGTACTTGCTGTTTTTGGGCAGATTAAACCACCACAGCGTAATGAAGAAGGCTTGAAGTGGAGTGAGTCCGACGGGTTTATCCAGACCATTACCGACATCCGTATGGCTGCAATTGGTTCCGGTGGGCAAGCTCGAGGTATGCTTGATGATGCGCAGAGACCTGATCGGCTCTACATTGATGATCTTGAAGATAAGGAGTCAACTCGTACCGATGATCGGCGTAGTGACACTCGTGAATGGTTCTTCTCGGATCTACTTCCTGTGCTTCCTGAGCTGGATTCATCTGCATCCGCAGTAATGATGTCGAATCTTGTCCACGCTGATTGTCTAGCAGTTCACGTAGCAAAAGACCCCGAATGGTCTGTGGTTCATTTCGGGGCAAGAGATCTAGCTGGGAATCCTATTTGGCCGGCACTTATGGGAGAAGAGAAGCTTGAGGCGAAGAAACGCTCGTATGTGATTCAAGGTAAACTCCATCTTTATTACATGGAATATCATAATATCATTCGCTCGCCTGAAGATGCCAAGTTCAAGCAAGAGTTTTTCCGGTATGAGCCTGTTACCCAAGACAAACTTTTTGCGCGCTCCATTGCAATTGATCCGGCAATTAGTGAATCGAAAGATGCAGATTATTGTACTATTACCGTAAGCGGAATGCGGACTGATGGCTTGCTTCAAATTCTAGATCAGTGGGGTAAAGTCGGGGCAAGCCCAAGAGAGCAGGTAGATCAATACTTCAAAAAGATTGTGGAGTGGCACCTTAATCTTTTTGGTAACTCAAAGTATGGAGTTGAAACCAACGCCTACCAGGCTGCACTTGTGCATTTGCTTCAAGAGGAAATGTTTCGGCGCAAGGTTTATTTTGAGGTGACTAAGCTCACCCATTCCCAAAAGAAAGACGAGCGTATTGAAGGCATACTTCAACCAAGATATGCTAATGGGTTTATCGCTCACCAGCGGAGATTTCTTGAGCTTGAATCATCTCTTCTCGATTGGCCAAATCCAGGAAAGAAAGATTGGGCAGATTCCGCTGCAATGGCAATTGGGCTACTGGATGAGGCCGCACCAATAGTATCTAGTTCTGATTTACGAGAAGATACTTTACCCCCGCTTGATGAGGTGATGGGTGGAGACTGGAGGAGTTACTAGTGGAAGAAAGACGTAAGCGTAAGCGTGATGGTAAGTTGTCTGAGGAAGATCGTGATGCAATTGCGCGTAAGGTCTTTGAGCGGTTTCAAGAACAATTTTATCTTAATGTAGGTAAAGGTGTATGGAAACTTGTGTGGAAGGTTCTTATTCTCGCCTTGATCGCTGTTGCTGCTTACGGCGCTGCTGGCGGTCAACTATTTAAGTTCGGAGGGCATTAGCAATGGCACTCTTAAGTTTTGGTCGAATACGTACAGTCCACGCGTTATTATTTGGGCGCAACCCTAGTAACGAAGCACAGAACGTAATTGTAGGCCCGGCAGGGCAATTGCACTCGGCTGATTTTCTTCTTGAGGTTAATAAGGGAAATGTTTCTGGCCATTCTCTTATTCACAAGTTCGGGAATAATAAATCTTTCAGTACTACCATACAAGATGTTTGGGCGCAGACTGGTACACTCACACATTTACAAGCTGCGGAGACGATGAATGTTATCTCTTCTGATACAGTAAATGATATCAGTACAGGAAGCAATGCCCGCGTAATTACACTTGAGGGGCTTGATGCTAACTTTAATGTAGTTACCGAAGATGTTACGTTACTTGCAACAGCAGTAACAACTACTCAGTCTTTCATCCGCGTTTATCGGATGTATGTAAAAGCGGTTGGGACTTATGGAGTTGCGAATGTGGGGGCAATTACTGCAACAGCAACTACAGCTGCCACTGTCCAAAATAACATTGCGATTGGTGATGGGCAGTCTGGCACCACGCATTACACTATCCCGACAGGTTTCACTGGGTATCTTATTCGAGTCAGTGCGTCTGTTGATGCTAGTAAAACTGCAAACTTTCATTGGAATATGAGAGAAAATGCAGATGATGTAACTGTACCTTTTTCCCCTAAAAGAATATTACACCACTGGGAAGGGATTATAACAACAGATCTGAGACTTTTAGCTAATCATGTATTTGCGGCCAAGACAGATATTTGGGTTTCGGGGGATATGACTTCGGTTACAGGTGAAGTTGATTTTGATTATGATTTGCTGTTAGTCGCGGATGGATACTAGAGGATTAATTTGTGGAAATATTATTTAATAATGCGACAGCTAATGGGGATGGGGCTGAGATAGATGTTCCGGTATCTGAGCAGGGCGGCTTTCTCAACCGCACCATTTATATTACTGGAACACTTGATGGCGCTACGTTTACTTTATATGCAACCGCAGATGGAACAAACTGGGTTGCAGTGCCAGATTCGGATTCGGTTCTCCCTTCCCCTGTAAATGTAATAATCAGGGCGAAGAAACTTAAAGGTAATCTTGCTGGTGGTGGGGCTAGTTTGGACGCCACCGTGAAAATGTTCTAAGGTGAAAACTATGTGGGATAAGATAGCTAGATGGTGTCGGTGTAATATTCATAAGCCTTGGGCATCGTGGAAACTTAAGCGGGCAATTAAATCAGGTAAAGCAAAGAGAGGAAGAACATAATGAAACTACGTTATAAGATGCGCAGCAGGTGGGAAGAAATCAAGTTACACTTTCGTGTAGCAGGGGTAGGTGCAGCAGCTGCTCTTTGTCCTTGGCGGGGTAAGATTTCACCTGTTGGGAGGCTTTATGCAACCAAGATTCATCCTGATGGAACAAGAGAAAAACTTGGGTTAATTTCAACTAAGGTGGTCACCACCGCTGGGGTTGAATTCATAGTTGATGCGTTCCAAAACCTGGTTGAAGTTGAGAACATGAAGTATCATGACTCAGGTACCGGAACTGTTGCGGAAGCAATTGGTGATATTGCACTTGGAACGGCATATGGAGGTGCGAGGGCAACTGGGACTACAGTAGAAGGTGCGAGTGCTAACATCTTTAGAACTGTAGGTACAAATGCGTACACATCTACTCTTGCAATTACTGAGCATGGAGTGTTCTCGGCCTCGACCGCTGGTGTGATACTTGATCGTTCTGTGTTCACTGCGATTAATGTGGTTAGTGGGGACTCAATTGAGTTTACTTACGAATTAACCATACCCGCAGGTAGCTAATATTGCGACTAGAGCTTTAAAGGAGTTTAACTATGGCCACATATCCATGGAATACATTTACAGATAGAGGGAATCTAGCAGGTACAGCGCTGGACTCTTTAGCAGACGCAACCTTGTCTGCTGCCAGTACAGAGCTGGACAATGCTACTAACAAAGATACTCATATGCTTGTTGAGGTCAATCTGGGTAGTGCTGCATTTGTTACACCTGCATACTTAGAGCTGTATATGATTAAAGCACCAGATGGGACTAACTATGAGGATGATCCTGTTATTGCTGGTCTGGATGTTAACTCATTGATAGCTACTCTACCAATTATAGGTACAACTGCTGCTAAACGTGTGACAACAGGGTTGTTAGTTCTTCCTCCGTACAAAGTAAAATTCTTTGTAGGAAATCAGGGAAATGTAGCTTTAGCTGCAAGTGGCAATACTATTGATGTCTACACAGGCGTTATGGCTAGCGCATAATGGGACTTCCATTATTTGATAATCTTTATGGTGCGCCAGAATTATTAGTACCGGGCGCTAAGCCTACAGGCCCTGTTGAAGTTGATTTTACTGATCCTTTAGCCTACGACTTAGTTGAGGCATTGGTTATAAATGAGAGTGGTGGGCCGTTACGATCCATTATTGGCGATAAATCAGCAACTCCAACAGGAGCACCAGCCTGGGGGGCGGGTGAGAAGGGTACGCATAGAACCTATACAACGTCTGATGTTGATACGTTGGCTCGGGAAGATAAGTACGATATAACCGGGGCAATGACGTTCTTAATTACAATGAGATCGTCAATAGGTGCCGCTGATGCATCGTGGAGATTCCCTTTCGGGAAAAGGGATCTTGGTGACGGGAACGCAGATTTTGCGTTCAACTTTAAAAACTCAACACCTAAGATTCAATTTCATTGGGCGTCAGCCAACACTTTTGAGATTACAGCCTTAGCAGAAACTGTACCTACGGATGAATGGGTTACTTATGTATGTTCACGAGATGCCTCTGATGATGGGTACATTGATAAGAATGGAGTACAGGTTGCTTCAGCGACAGGGTTAGCCACTGCCACCAGCTCTACGGCTGGGATAACTATTGCCGGAAATCCTGATATTTCAGAAGATTGGTCTGGTGATATTGCGTTAATTCTACTCTGGAATAGGTTCTTAACTAAAACAGAAAGAGCCGAAATTTATAATGCTCCTAATAGGGTACTAAAACCAGCTAATTCTGGTTTGTGGTTGCCTGAGATTATAGGCGGAGCTACTACCTATTTCCAAACAAACCTTGGTAGCCTTACCCCTAGTGGAGCATTAACTAAGAAAACATTGAAAGAGGTTCTAGGTAGTCTTACACCTGCTGGTGTAATCAGTAAGAAGACGTTAAAAGAATTAGCCGGAAGCATTACCCCTTCCGGGCTGCTGAATAAGAAAACATTAAAGACATTGCTAGGTAGTCTCACCCCAACCGGAGCTTTGTCTGCAAGTATTATATTTACCCAAGCTATTGCAGGTAGTCTTAGTCCTAGTGGTGCTATTGCAAAGAAGACAAAGAAAAGTCTGGTGGGGAGCCTTACCATTGCAGGAGCACTAAGCAAGAAAACACTGAAGAGCCTTTCTGGTAGTCTTACTCTTACCGGAGCACTTATAAAAAAGACTACCCGGACACTAACCGGAAGCATTACCCCGTCTGGGCTTTTAGCTTTAGCATATACAACTACCCAGTCTATTGTGGGAAGCATTACTGCTAGTGGGGCTGTCACGACTGTAAAGGGAATTGCCGCTTCCGGGGTTGCTTTTCTCCGTCCAATATATTATAAGATTGTAAGGAAGATCTACCGCAAATCTGTTAATGAGAGTAAACGATAAATGATTGATGAGGTTGAACTTTTAGAAGGACTGGGAATAGAACCCAAGGATAAGTGGCCTACGGTTTCGGAACAGGATTCCTCTGTACCTCCGATAGACCGATTGAAACCTGGAACTAAGCTACATTCAAAGGTTTTAGATTATCTTGTCTCAAGGCTTGACATGTCTGAAAGAGAGATGCAAAAGTTCTATCCTCGTTGGCGGGCGGGCGAGAAACGAACACAAGCCTATATTGATTTGCCTGATTGGGAAAAGACCCTGAAGGATATGAACGATTCAGGCAAAGCTCCGAAAGTGGTTTCGGTAACGGTGCCATATACCTTTGCGACTATTTGGACAATTGTAACCTATCTCATCCACACTTTTGCTGGGCGTAAGCCGATGTTTCAGGTTTCTTCCTACAAGAAAGAATCTATCAAAGCAGCTGAGATGATGGAAAAGGTTATGCAGTATAATGCTGACCACACAAGATTAATCAAACATCTGTTTCAGTATTTCCAGGATGGTGAACAATACGGTGTTGGTATTCTGCGTACTCGATGGGAAAAGACAACGGCGAAGCGTACTGTGTGGACAACGCAACAGACCGGAGCGGGTTTCTTTGGTCTTGGTGGAGGCTCTAAACGGATAAAAACTCGCCAAGATCGGGTGATCTACGCGGGTAATGAGGTTGTATCTCAAGACCCTTTTATGTTCTTTCCCGATCCTCGCGTGCCGATGCATGAGGTGAACAAACGTGGTGAGTTTGTCTTCTGGCGAAATTTCGACGGACTGCATTCTTTAAAGCGGGAAGAGTCTGCAGGGAGATTTAAATGGATAGCAAACGCTGGTAACCTTCCACACAATAAGGTGACAATCGGGGACTCTTCCCGAAGTCTGCTTGCTGCAGGTACGTCTCACCCAGGCCAACGTGAGAATATGTATGATGGCAAAGTGGGGAACTACATCCAAATAGACCAAGGAACTGTGGAGATCATTCCGGCGGAACTTGGGCTAGGTGTTTCAACTAAACCTGAAAAGTGGCTATTCACTATAGCGAATAAGCATCAAATTGTACAAGCGGAACCTTTCGACTATGACCACGGTTCTCATCCTGTCGCAGTAATTGAACCGTACACTATGGGCTATGGTTTTGGTCAAGCAGGAATTAGTGATTATCTTGGGCCGACTCAGGATACATTAAGTTGGCTGATCAATTCTCACATTGACAATGTGCGTACCGCACTGAATAATATGTTCATCGTTGATCCATCTATGGTTGAAATGCAGGATTTAAAGAACCCTGAGCCGGGTAAAATTATTAGGCTGAAGCAAACCGCAATGGGTAAAGATGTGCGTTCTGCGTTGCAGCAACTTGGCGTCACAGATGTAACAAGTTCCCATATGAGGGACTTTGAACTCTTTATGAAAATGGGAGATTCACTCTCAAGTATCACTGATAATATTCGAGGTCTGCAAGATTCTGGCGGACGTAAGACTGCAACGGAAGTAAGAACGTCAGGTGAGGCCTCAGCTTCACGTCTTGCTTCCCATGCCCGGCTGATTTCAGCCCAGGGTATTGTTGATCTTGCCGAACAGATGAGTCTGAATAACCAGCAATTTCTGGACGAGGAATTTTATGTACAGTTGCTTGGTGAGCAAGGAAAAGAAGTAGGACAGCAAATTAACCCTGAACAGCTTGTGGGGGATTTTTACTATCCTGTACACGATGGCACTTTACCTATTGATCGTGTTGCCATGCTGGACATCTGGAAGGAGATATTTCTCGGTGTTGCGCAAGATGAACAATTGAGATCTGAGTACTCACTTCCGAAGATTTTTGAATACCTTGCTGAACTTGGCGGGGCAAAGAATATAGATCAGTTTAAAGTTAACCTTAATGCAGCGCCGCAGGGGGCCGATCCTACTCAGGCGATTCAAGCGGGCAATGCTGTTCCGGTTGACATAGCACAAGGAAGGGGGCCGCAAGCTCTTGTCTAAAATAACTTTTGACCAATTGATGGACACTGGTGAATTACTCCCCAGTGACGCAAAAGAAATACGTACGTTGCTGGGTAACAAGTCTCTACAGCGCGCGCTGGGCAATCTACTCGTTCTTGCTGAAGGAATGGATCGTTTAAGCTCGTGTGACTTAGAGGCGCAAGAGGGACTTTATGCGGCGTTGCGTCAGAAAGGCACTGTTGGCGGTATTCGTCTTGCAGTGGAACAATTTATTGACCTAGCCGAGGAAATAGAAGATGAGCCTATTACGTAAATTACACTATAAATATCTTGAGGAAGCCGCAGAGGGGGATGCTGGTAATTCAGCCCCTGTGCAGACTACTCCGTCACCCGAAGATTTGGGCACAACTGAAGTTGTGGATGGCGGAACCGAACTAGACTTTGATGGGATCAACGATGTGTTAGCTTTTGATCCTTTCGCTGAGGGAGCAGAGACAGATTCAAATTCTGTTGAGTCTTCCGAATCTACCGAAGTTGCTCAACCAGATGGCAGTGAGGCAACTCCTGAGCCTGGGAAAACTGAGACCGAGGTAGAAGCAGAAACTGATGAAGATCCGACTGTAGCTCAGGTAGAAGAGTCACCTGAACTGGTTTTACTTCGTCAGCAACTTGATACACAGAAGCAACTAATTGAGCAACTGCAACAAGGGGATGCAACTACTCCGACAGAAGGTGAAAATGCTGATGAGACTAAACCTAGTACTCCAGCATATGAATTTACCATCCCAGAGCAGATGATGACTCTTGTTGATTCTGAAGATGCTGCAGAACGTCGGCAGGGAATCGGAGCACTTGCTCAAGGTGTAGCTCAAACTGTACACGCGCAAGTAATGGAACAGGTACAGGGTATGTTTACCCAAGTTGTACCTCAAACCGTTATGAGTGTTGTGCAGCAACAGAACACTGCGAAGGCAATCTTCGATGACTTTTATGGGCAGAATCCTGAACTTAATCGGGAGGAACTAAAGCCTTTAGTTGTTCAAGTTGCGGAAGCAGCATTTAAAGAATCCAAGGCGCAAGAATGGTCACCTGCTTTGCGGGATACCATTGCGACTCGGGTTAAATCAATACTTGGTCAAGGGAAAACTACAACACCAGCAAAGGTTCCTGCGAAGGCTCCTGCTGGGCCTAGCTCAGGCAGACAATCTCGGGGAAATAATGCTTCGACACCTGCGGCTGCTCAAGCTGATGATGTAGCTTCCCTACTATTTTAGGAGAAACAAAGAATGGCTATTCAAGGCTTACGTGATACCAGCAACTTTGTTGCTAATGCCCGTCCACAGAATTGGCGTGAAGGTATCCAACTTCTGTACCCTAATGGTAAGATGCCACTAGTTGGTCTTACCTCACTGATGAAGTCTCGCTCTGTTGATGATGTACAATTCAATTGGTGGGAAAAGATCATGGATGATCGTCGGTTTGCACTCCATGCCACCACCGGGGATCTGACCACATCTAACACTACGGTTACTTTGGCCGCAGGCGAGAATGCAAAAAGTCTGAAACAAGGTGATGTGCTCATGGTAGAGCAGACCTCAGAGTATTTACGGGTTTCAGCTGATCCTACCAGTGATCTTTCGGTTGTAGTTACTCGTGCTTTTGCGGGTTCAACAGCAACTGCGCTGGATGCAAACGGGAACAACATTAATCCTAATCTGGTTCTTGTTGGTTCTGCATATGAAGAGGGCTCTCTTGCTCCAACCGGTGTGGCGTATGATCCTACGCAGAAGTATAATTACACACAAATCTTCAGGGACACATTAGAAGCTACACGTACCGCGATGAAAACTCGTCTTCGTACTGGCGATGCAGTGAAAGAAGCTAAGCGTGAAGCGTTGGAGTACCATGGGGTAGGCATGGAACGAGCATTCTGGTTGAATGAACGTAGCTCGTCTACGCAAAATGGTAAACCTTTGCATACCATGCGAGGCTTAATCAACTGGATTGACTCGGCTAATGTCAAGACTGCCACTACTGATTATGCTTCAGGTGTAACTATGCTTGGCTTGGAAGACTACCTGTATAATATCTTCAAGTTTGGCTCAAGTGAAAAATTGGCCATCATGGGTAATCGTGCCTTGTTGACTATTCAGCAGATCATTCGTAAGAATACAACCTACAATATTCAATTCGGCTTGAAAGAGCACGGAATGAATGTTTCCCGGTTGGAAACACCTTATGGTTCTCTGGTGATGAAATCACATCCACTGTTCAATCAGATGACGGGTGGTACAACAGGTACAGGGCCATATTATGGTATGGAATCTTGGATGTTTGTTTTGGATATGGCTGAGCTATCTTATGTGTATCTGAAGGATTCAGACACTAAGTATCAACCTGATCTGCAGGCAAACGGAATGGATGGTATGAAGTCTGGGTATTTGACTGAGGGATCTCTTGAGGTTCATCACCCAACGACACACTATCTGATTAAGAATCTGGCCGTAGCAGCAGCTGACGCCTAGTTTGGGTTAAGCCCGGACGCTTAGGTAGACTTTTGTCTAGTCGCGCACCATCCGGGCTCCCTTTTTAATTTTAAAATTGGAGATAAGATTATGCCAAAAAGTGCGGAATACCGAAGCAGTGCTGTTGAATTTGATGGTGCTATTCCCTTTGTTGTAAATTCCCCTGAAATGACTTTGCATACTGCACAGACAGATCAGGGTAAATTCACCGCCCCTTGCGCGGGCACGATTGTGAGAGCAGTTACCAATCTGGTTGAGGCACCAGGAACAGCGAGTGCAACATTGTCAATTGGTAAACAGGGTGATCCAGATTACTTCACCTCAACAACTGATCTGACCTTTGCAACTGGTGATGCAACAGGAACCAAAGACCAGACAGCTGCATTAAGTAATACTGATGTGGCCGAAGGTGATGTGATTGAGTTCGGGGTTGGCGGTGAAGCCACTACTACAGGTCTGGTGGCTTGCACTATTGTGATCTCACCTAATGCCTGATAAGGCAACTCGGTTGGGAAGTGAGGATAGGGTTTTTAGGCCCTATCCTCTTTCCGAGGTTACTATTCTTGCGCTTGGTAAGACCAGCTATCGTTGGGCGCAGAATAAATATCTGAGGCCAAGAAAGGCTGAGCCTGGTCATGAAGTCTGGGTAATGAATGGAGCAGCAGCAGTGTTCCAGCATGATGTTGTTTTCAACATGCACGATCTGGAAGAACTGGCTAAGTGTGAGCCTGATAAAGATTTTATCGGATTGTATGAGAGTCATGATAAACCTGTAGTTACAATTCGAGCAATACCCGGTGTGGATAATTTGTATGAATACCCACTGTCCGAAGTAATTGCAGAGTTTCAGCAAAATTACTTCGCAAATGGTGCCAGTTATCTTATTGCTTTCGCACTTCTTTGTGGAGTGAGTAAAATTAATATCTACGGGTGTGATTTTGACTACCCGAACCGCAGTGATTATGAAGCTGGTCGTTGTAATTTTGAATTTTGGCTAGGCTATGCCCGAGCAAAAGGTGTGCAAATTGCAGTGCCGCAAGAATCAACTCTGATGGATACTATATATAGACTAGATGGTAAAGGTAGAATTGGCTACGGTGCAGTTTACGGCTACTTTGACCGACAACCTGTATTTGCTGAGGACGGCAACGGGGTGGTCTCACTGGTTAATTTCTCTTCTCCGCCTAGTTCTTTTGAGAATGTTGAGGCTGGGGTACAGACTATTCGTAAGGAAAAGGCAATACCATGACTCTAGGTGAACTTACAACTTTGGTTAGCTCTTCTATTGCGCGGGGCACTTCGCTTGATACTCAGATTCCCAACTTCATCCGTATGGCTGCACGTTGGCTTGAGCGGAATCATTCATTTAAGTATATGGAGAGATTTGGTCAATTCTCTTTTGACATTAGCGCCAATGAACCACGGCGGTTATCTCTTCCTAACTCTCGAGTTAAAAAGATTGAGATGGCAAGGGGTGTACTTACAGATGGGTCTTTCCAGAAACAAAAGCAGATAGATCCTGAAGAACTTAATTCGATTCAAGTTGGTATGCCAAAAAGCTTCTGGCTAGACGGAGTGAATTGTCTTGTCTTTGATAAGACTCCAGATGAAAACTACACCGAAGAACTTAAATGGATTGAATTTACTTCGTGGCCGACAGATGCAGCTGCTGAAACGTGGTTACTTGTTCATGCTGAGGATTTACTTCTTGCGAGAACTATGTTACACATGGCTCCATTTATGCGTGATCAGAAACTTAAGACGTATTGGCAGGAACTTGCTTCAACCTCACTTACCACTGTGCTGCATACTGATGCGGAAATGCGCGGTGGATCCCGGAGTGATGTAATGAACTACGCCGGAGCTTTCCGCAATGACGACTGAGGAAATCAATGGCGCAGGTGTATATAAGACTGGAGCGCACTCTAGTGTTAGTATTAATACCTCATCCCCAAACCAAAAAGAACGGATTGAACTTGCTGGGCTGGGTTTTGCTGTACTCGGTGGAGTTGAATCTGCGGACATTGACTACCATACAAAACTTGAATGTCAAACGGCTGACGTTGTTATTTCTAATATATATAGCGTGTTTAGTAACACTGCAGGGTTAACTGCTATTGTAGGAGCTGGGGGGAAGATTGCCACATCTACAGACGGGATTACTTGGACTCTTGGTACATCTAGTTTTGGGACTTCAGATCTTTGGGCCTTAGGTTTTGGTGCAGCTTTGTGGTTAGCTGGCGGTGCATCAGGTAAGATTGCGACAGCAGCGGATGCACTAGCATGGACACAGCAGACTACCGGTTTCGGGTCTAGTATAGTCTATGGGATAATGGATGATGGAGGTTATCTAGGTTTATCTGTTGCTGTAGGTGCAGATGGAACTTTAGAGACTTCATCTGACAACGGGGTGACTTGGGTATCAAGAACCTCAAGCTTTGGTACCACATCTATATTTGATGTAGCTATTGACAGTTTTAATGAGTCTGGGTTTATTGCTGTTGGCGCAGGAGGTAAGACAGCTACCTCAACCACAGGTGCAAGTTGGAATCAAAGATCTAATAATTTTGGTACTTCAGATATTAATGGGGTATTTGTAGATAATGGAGCTGGTCTTGCTGTTGCTGTAGGTGATGAGGGTAAGATTGGAACTTCTACTAATGGCGGCGCGTCTTGGACAGATAGAACAAGTTCTTTCGGAACTACAAATATCCAAGGTGTAGCACATACAGGATCTACTTGGCTGGCTGTAGGTGATTCGGGAAAGATGGCTACATCTACTAACTCAGGGGTTACTTGGACACAAGTAGCTGATTCAAGTTTTGGTACTACAACTATCAATGATGTATACTATGACTCCGCTAACTCTCTTTGGGTTGCTGTAGGTGATGCAGGGAAAGTTGCTACTTCACCTGATGCAGCAACTTGGACACAACGTACATCTGGCTTTTAATTAGGAAAAATTATGGCACATACTACAGGATTGATTTACAAGCTAGCTAACTTTGCAGAGACAACATTAGCCCAGGCACTAGATATAGCCGGGCTAAGTGCAGTTGTAGCTTCTTCTACTAAGTTTCCAGCTCTAAGTTCAAACGAGGCGTTCAGGGTTACATTACATGATGGTACTCAAGATCCAGAAATTATTGAGATCTCAGCGGTTTCAGCTGAAACCTGGACAATTACAAGAGGACTGGAGGGAACAACTGCTGTGACCTGGGCTTCAGGTACGCTTGTGAGACTAGCCCCGACCGCAGAAGTTTTGCAGCATATTGCACAAATTGCAGAATCTGGTATCCAAGTTTTCCCTAGAGACATCGCCGATGATGTTACCCTTGTTTCTGGTTTTGGTGCATTTGGAATAGGTTCAAGATTTGCCGGGGATGTCACAATTGAGACTGATGCAATTCTTGTCATCTCCCCTGAGACAACAATTACCGGAACCCTTACGGTAGAGGCTGGGGGCACCCTTGTTACAATGGATGGAGTTGAAGCTACAGGTGTTGTTACGTTTACGTCATTGGACGCAACGCCGGATGTTTCTGGTGGTAGAGTATTTAAGACTGCAAATGCAGGTGCTACGACCATTACTGACTTTGATCTTGGAAAAGAAGGTAAGACGATTCAGGTAATTATCGGAGATGCGAATACCACCTTTGACTTTACTGCTAGTTCCCTCCGAGGTAATGCTGGGGTTGATTGGGTACCTGGGGTTGATGACCATATGACTTGTGTACAAGATGACGCGGGTGTTTGGTTCTGTGATATTTCCGACAACACAGTTTAAGGATATATAATATGAGCACAGTTAAAGCAGATAAAATTGAGTCAGCTACAGGGGGTAATCCTGATGTAGAGCTGGGTGGGCGAGATCTTCTGGTAGAGTATGTTCTACGTGAATCTTTGCTTAATTCTTTCGCGCTGAGTGGGATGACCTTTCGAGATGATTGGGCTACGGCAATAGTATACGCTGTAG